TAACATATCTTCTTATCTGTCCGTCATAAAAATGTTGCTGCAACATTTTTATGACGGACAGATAAGAAGATATGTTACGCAGTTAGTAAGACTGTTTAGTAATTTTTCATACAAAGACGGAGACGGCAAAGTAGTCCGTGTGCCTGTTATGTATGGTGACATTACACGCCAAGTTGGACATATTTTAAGAGATAATTCAGAAAACAAAATTCCAAGTGCACCACGTATGGCAGTATACATTACAGGATTAGAACAAGATAGATCACGTACAAGTGATAGTTCTTTTACAAGTAAAGTACATATAAGAGAACGTTCATACGATAGTAATAACAAAGAATATTTAAATACCCAAGGCAAAAATTATACAGTCGAACGTATTATGCCAAGTCCATATACTCTACAAGTTAATGTAGATATTTGGTCAACTAATACGGATCAAAAACTACAAATTATGGAACAACTGTTAATGTTGTTTAATCCAGCACTTGAAATACAGACTACTGATAACTATGTTGACTGGAGTAGTTTAACTGTTGTTGAACTTACAACTATGAATTTTAGTTCAAGATCAATTCCAATTGGAACAGAAAGCGAAATTGACGTTGCACAGTTAAGTTTTACAACTCCTATATACATTAATCTTCCTGCTAAAGTTAAAAAACTCGGAGTTATTACAAGTGTTGTAATGAGTATATTCGATGAAAGTGCCGGAACTATCAAGTTAGGTAACAGTATTCCTGAATTAAGAGCATACAGTGACAGTCCAAAAGAAAGTCCTTCAATGAATAAAGAAACTGATAGAGTAGAACGTGATAGTGTGAACATTGGTGTAACAACATATAAAGATTACGATTTAGTTGTAATGAATAACGTAGCACAATTAATAGATAGAGGAATAGCTGGCAGTGTTCGTTGGACTACTTTAGTTGAAGCACTTCCAGGCGAATATCGTGCAGGACTATCACAACTCCAATTACAAAGAGTTACATTACCTGGTGAAACAGGTGGTATGAGCGTTAACGGAACAGCTACAATTAATACATTAGACGAAAGTCAATTAATAATTAATTGGGATGAAGATACTATTCCTACAAATACAAATTTAAATTCACCGTCAGGTAGAAATAACACAGGATCAATTGACTTTATTATTGACCCTGGAACATACAATCCTACTACTGCAAAAGCCGCTGGACTAAGACTACTACTTTTAGGTGCTATCAACACAAGTTCTAATGTAGGCGGCGCAGGATATGACGGGCCGGATGCATGGAAAAATGCAGATAATTCAGACTTTGTAGCAGGCGAAAATGACATTGTAGAATGGGACGGCACAGCTTGGCATGTAGTATTTGATGCTAGTGCAGATAGCGGAACAACAACAAAATATATAACTAATTTAAACACTGGTGTACAGTACAGATGGACTGGTACAGAGTGGATACTTTCCTTCGAAGGCGAATACCGAAAAGGCACCTGGCGACTAGCACTCTAAAATAAGTACTTGTATGAAACAAGAAATTATTTGTAGTGGTGCACTATTCTATTCTTTAAAAACACAACGTTTTTTACTATTACATCGTGCCCAAAGTAAACAGAAAAATGTATGGGGGTTAGTAGGTGGAACTAATGGTAAAAATGAATCACCTTGGCCTGCATTACAAAGAGAAATACACGAAGAAATTGGTGAAATTCCGGATATTTTAAAAACTATACCTTTAGAAACATTTATTAGTACAGACGAAAAGTTTAGTTTTCACACATATTTGTGCATTGTAAAAGATGAATTCCTCCCTCAGTTGAATGCTGAACACGACGGCTATGCATGGGTAAGTTATGGAAAATGGCCAAAACCTATACATATGGGATTACGGAATACATTACAGAGCAAAACAAATCAAACTAAATTCGAAACAGTTTTTAGTCTTATAGATTATTTAGAACAGGATAAAAAATGAAGCAACTCAGAAACATTACAATAGTTGGTGGTGGATCTGCGGCATGGTTAGCGGCCGCATATATTCAAAACAATTTTTGGGATTTACCATTAACAGTTATTGACAAAGAAGTTGGCAATCCTATTGGAGTAGGCGAAGCTACTGTGTTAACATTCCCTCAATTTCTAAGGCAGTGTGGTCTACATTTGCCAGAGTGGTTTAAAGGTGTTGACGCAACTTACAAAGCAGGTATTGATTTTCCTGGTTGGAGAAATCCTGAAGGCAGTGTATGGCATCCGTTTTATTTGAATAGAAGTTATTTTGATAAGGCATGTACACAGTACGATTTATGGTCAACTAAACAGGATTTAGATTTTAAACAAGCCGCATTGCCTACTTATAATACAACAATGAATAATAAGTTAGACATGTGGGGTGCTTTTGAAACACTTGCATATCATATTGATGCTGGTAAGTTAGTACAAGAACTGCAAAAACACTGTCACGGAAAAGTAAATGTAATTAAAAGTGATGTAGTTGGTGTTAATAAAGACAATGACGGTAATATTACTAGTTTAGATCTTAAAAATGGCACTAAACATGAATCAGATTTTTATATTGACTGCACAGGTTTTGCTTCTATTTTGAAAAAAGCAAAGCGTGTAGAACTTCTAGGTGAGGGCAGATTATTTACTAATACTGCTGTTGCAGGTCATGTAGAATATCAAGATAAAGAAAAAGAATGTGTGCCATATGTAAGTTGTCCTGCTGTTGATCACGGTTGGATTTGGAAAATTCCTACACAATCACGCTTTGGTAGCGGTATGGTATTCAACAAAGATATTACAGATATTGATACAGCAAAGCAATATTTTTGCGATCATTGGGAAGGAAGAATCAAGCCAGAAGATCTGAAAGTTATTGATTGGGTTCCTTATTATAGTGAAAACTTTTGGGAAAATAATGTTGTATCATTAGGACTAAGTGGCGGATTTATAGAACCATTAGAGTCTACAGGTTTAGCAAGTATGACTATTGGTGTGCAAAAACTTGCGGCACGTATTCCACAATATGCGTACAGTGAAAGAGATATTAAAGGTTATAATGAAGAAATGGGCTATTGGTATGAAGATGCTGTTGACTTTATTAATAGTCATTATGCTGACAGCAAATGGGACACACCTTTTTGGAATTTTGTAAAAGAAACACATGTAAAATCAGATAAACATATTTGGTATGAAGCATGGTTAAAAGATCCTACTAAAAAGTTTTATTCAAGTGTAGACTCTATGACATTATTTCATTCTCCTAATTGGCAGTTATGGTTAATTCAAATGGGTTATCCTGTTAATAAAGATCTAAGTTATTTGAACCCTATGGAAATAGACTTTATGATGGCACAATTTTTAGCCGCAGAAGATATTAGAATGTGTTCTAGTATAAGCCATCAAGATGCTATTGAAAGTACAAACATGGGTGCAGACTGGTGGCAACGCTATGCGGCACGTGGCGATGGAGGATCGTTAGTATGAAGATAGTTGTTGTTGGTGGTGGTACAGCCGGTTGGCTTGCCGCTCTTATGATTAGCAAAATACGTCCTGAACATACTGTTACTTGTATTGAAAGTAGTAAAATTGGTATTATTGGTGCTGGTGAAGGATCAACAGGAACACTGACAAACATTGTACAAAATGAAATGTGGGACCTTGGTTGTAACGAACAAGACTTTATTAAAGAGTGCGATGCTACAATTAAGTTAGGTATCAAACATATTGGCTGGAACGAAGATCCAAACAAGTTTTATATCGGTCCAATTGATGGTACACCTACTAGTAATGATCGTTGTGATATTGTTTTTCAACACGCTTTAGGATATAGAGAACAAGATTATTTGCACCTTGCAACAGAATTAGGTTATAAAATACATCATAACAAAAATAGTTTTGTGCAGACAAACGGCAACCATGCTTATCACTTTGATGCACACAAAGTTGGACAATATTTTAAGAAAATATGTGACACAGTAACACATATTGATAGTGAAGTAGAGCATGTACAAGTTAATGGTGAGTCAGGTTATGTTGAATCTGTAAAATTAAGTAATGGTGATACTGTGAATGGCGACATGTTTATTGATGCTAGTGGCTTTAATCAAGTATTAATCAAAGCAGTAGGTGGTAAATGGAAAAGTTACAAAGAGAATTTGCCTGTAAACGGTGCATTGCCGTTTTTATTACCATATGAAGACGATGAAAAAATTGAGCCTGTAACAAATGCTTGGGCGCAAAACAATGGATGGTGTTGGCAAATACAAACAAAAAATAGACGGGGCTGTGGTTATGTATTCTGTGATGATTTCGTAACACCTGATCAAGCACATGCAGAACTAGAACAAACAATAGGACGTAAAGTTGAGCCTATTAGACACATAAAATTTGATAGTGGACGTCAAGAAACACTATGGATCAAGAATGTTTTATCAATTGGATTGTGTGCGGCGTTTGCTGAACCTTTGGAAGCAACAAGTATACACACAACAATTATACAACTAAAACATTTTATTTACTCTTCGTTAGGATCAACAAGAGATATAACTTGTAACGAAGCAACAGTAAACGAATACAATGTAACTAATGGTCATTTATATGATACAATGAAAGATTTCTTAGTAGCACATTATACTTGTGGCCGTAAAGATACAGAATTTTGGAAATATATTAACAGTGGTGCAACAAGCACAGACTTTGTAAGATCCATGCACGAAGTTTGTAAACACAGAGTACCTAATGCTACATTATTCCCACGTCAAGAAGGAAGTGCAGGCTGGCCATTATGGAGTTATGTACTTGCAGGCACAGGTGCACTTGCATCAGAAGTTGCTGAGAAAGAAGTTATTTTTAATAACGATCAACAAGTTGGTGACAGTGCATACACATATCACATTCAAGACTTTGATAACATGAGCAAAGACTTACCAGACAATACAGATTATATAAGGAACATGTAATGAAAGTTTTAGTACTTGGCGATGTAATAATCGACAAATATATCTACGGGACATCGACACGTATCAGCCCAGAAGCACCTGTACCTGTAATAACTTACATTGATGAAAAAGAAACAAGAGGTGGCGCAGGACTTGTATATGAAAATTTAAAAAGTCTAGGTGTTGATGTTGATATGTTTGAAACACCCGGAGACGTTAGTGTTAAAACTAGAATAATCTGTGACGGACATTATATTACACGAATTGATGATGACGCACAAGCCAGCGGCGCAGACGTATTGGGCCTTGTAAAATCAACAGACTTTTCACAGTACGATTATGTTGTACTAAGTGATTATAACAAAGGTGTGTTAGACGAAGCAAAAGATATTATTGCACATATTAACAAGTATAATTGTAAAGTAATTGTTGATCCAAAAGAACATGCTTGGTTCTACGAAGGTGCTTGGTTGGTAAAACCTAACTACAACGAATTCCATGATTTAGGATTTGATGAATGGCAGGGTAATATTATTACAACTAATGCTGGAGAAGAAGTTATTGCACACATTGATGGTAAAAACTATGAGATCCCAGTTGAAAATTTAGAAGTAGCAGATGTTACAGGTGCCGGAGATTGTTTTTTAGCAAGTTTTGTATATGCACTTACTAAAGGGTATGATTACGAAAAGGCAATAAAGGTTGCTATTCGTGGTTCAACAGAAAGTGTAAAACATGCTGGTACATATATTCTTAAAAAATCTGATTTAGAAGATGTAGTTGTATGGACTAATGGAGTGTTTGATATACTGCATATTGGCCATTTAAAGCTACTTAGACACGCACACAGCCTAGGAAATAGGCTTATAGTGGGTATTAACAGCGATGCAAGTGTAAAGCGTTTAAAAGGCGATTTAAGACCCATTAACGATCAAGACACCCGCAAGGAATTGCTCTTAGAGCTTGGTTTTGTAGATGATGTAATTATTTTTGACGAAGATACTCCGTTGGAAGCGATGACTGTTTTAGAGCCAGATATTATAGTAAAAGGTGGCGATTATACGTTTGATACTGTAGTTGGAAATCATCTTGCTGAAGTTGTAATATTTCCTATAGTTGAAGGACATAGTACATCTGCAACAATTAAAAAGATTGACAACAGTAATTAAAGATAGTATAATAGTAAAAAGAGGTACAAATGAAAATACTAGTAACAGGACATAAAGGATTTATTGGTAGCTATATTGCCAATTATCTACAAACAAAAGAACATGAAGTTGACGGATTTGAATGGATAGAAAATGTTGTTCCTGACGTAGCTGAATATGATTGGGTAATACATTGCGGTGCAATATCAGATACTACAGAAAGAGATGTTAATAAGGTTTGGCGACAAAATTATGAATTTACGCTACGTCTAATGCAGGTATGTGAACATGTGAACACTAATATTCAACTTGTAAGTACTTCTGCTGTATACGGAAATAATACAAAATTTAATGAGAACGATCCTGTATATCCACAAACTCCTTATGCATGGAGTAAGTACCTAATTGATAAATTTTTAGAAGATAACGGATACGAAAACTTTGGAATGCTTGTACAAAACTTTAGAT